ACTCGATGACAGTCTTTTCTATAAATATTCTATAGAGTTAAAAAAATCAATATATAAGAAAAGTTATGGAAATGACTGTCTATGACTGTCACCATCACTTTAAAAGACTGATGGGAGTAAGGAAAAATGAGAGAAAAGTATATAGAGCAAAAATTAGTTAGTGAAGTAAAAAAGCGTGGTGGCATTTGTTTGAAACTCGCCTCAACAGGATTTGATGGTATTCCAGATAGACTGGTACTAATGGCAAAAGGCAAGATTGCTTTTGTAGAGTTAAAAGCACCAGAACAAAAACCAAGAAAACTCCAGCTTGTAAGAATAAAGAAGTTAAAAGAGTTGGGATTTAATGCATATGTGTTAGACAACGTAAAAGATATAGGAGGTGTAATTGATGATATACAAACCACATAATTATCAAAAGTATGCAACCGAGTTTATTGAAACTCATACAGAGTCAGCAGTCCTACTTGATATGGGACTTGGAAAAACATCAATAACACTTACTGCAATAAATGACTTATTATTTGATAGTTTTGATGTTCACAAAGTTTTAGTAATAGCACCTTTAAGAGTTGCAAGATTTAGTTGGAAAGCTGAAATAGAAAAATGGGAACATCTACATAACTTGAAATATGAAATTGTAGTAGGAACAGAAAAAGAAAGAATAGCTGCTTTGATGAACAATGCCGATATTTATATTATTAATCGTGACAATGTTAAGTGGCTAGTTGAAAAAATGGGTTCTAAATTTGATTTTGATATGGTTGTAATAGATGAATTATCATCTTTCAAAAATTACAACTCACAAAGATTTAGAAGTTTTATGAAAGTACGACCTAGAGTTAAAAGAATGGTTGGATTAACAGGAACTCCATCAAGTAATGGATTAATGGATTTATTTGCTGAATTTAAAGTGCTAGATATGGGAAAAAGACTAGGAAGATTTATTGGAGAATATAGAAACAACTACTTTGAACCAGATAAGCGAAATGGTCAAATAATATTCAGTTATAAGCCATTACCTAATGCAGAAGAACAAATATATAAGCAAATATCCGATATTACGATTTCTATGAAATCAACTGATTATCTAGAAATGCCTGAATTGGTAAAAAGCAACTATTCTGTAGATTTAGATGAAAAAGAATGGAATAAATATCAAGAATTAAAAGATGATTTAGTATTGGAACTTCCTGGAGGAGAAATAACAGCAAGTAATGCAGCAGTGCTATCAAATAAATTAATTCAAATGGCAAATGGAGCAATATATGATGAAAATGGAGAATTCGTAGATGTACATAGTAAAAAATTAGAGGCTTTAGAAGATTTAATTGAATCAGCAAATGGAAAACCTGTACTTGTTGCATATTGGTTCAAACATGATCTTGAAAGAATTGAAAAACACCTAAATAGTAAGAAGATTGAATTTCAAAGGCTTGATAGTGACAAAAGTATCGAAGATTGGAACAATGGAAAAATATCAGTAGCACTTATTCATCCAGCATCTACTGGACACGGCTTAAATCTTCAAGATGGTGGTTCTACAATTATCTGGTTTGGACTTACTTGGTCTTTAGAATTATACCAACAAACAAATGCAAGATTATGGCGACAAGGTCAAAAAGCTAAAACAGTTGTAATAGAACATATTATTTCAAAAGGCACAATTGATGAACAAATAATCCAGGCTTTAGAAGGAAAATACAAAGTACAGGATTCATTGATTAGTGCAGTAAAAGTAAATCTTAGTAAATCAGAGTCAATCCGAGGGTAAACAAAAAGAATCGGAGGTTAAATAATGACAGCAAAAGAATACTTGTTACAAGCTCATTATCTTGATGAACGAATAACATCAAAGACACAACAGATAGCATCATTAAATGAATTAGCAACCAGATGCACGTCTACCATTTCTGATATGCCGAAGAGTCCTAATCGTGGAGGATCACGAATGGAAGATTGTATTATTAAAATAATTGATTTGGAAGATAAGCTGAAAGAGGACATTGAAAAGCTAATAAACCTTAAGCAAGAAATAATGGAAGTAATAAGAGCAGTTCCTAATATTGAATATCAAACATTACTTGAAAAGAGGTATTTGTGTTTCAATACCTGGGAACAAATATCTGTTGATATGAACTACTCAATACAACACATACACCGTATGCATAGTTCAGCTTTGAAAGAAATTGTAGTTCCAAGTTAAGATGAGAGTAAATGTGATAGTATGAGACTATTGTCTTGTGATATCATTATAATGGAAAAAATTAAAATGATGAAAGCCTTATGGGGAAACCTGTAGGGCTTTTATTATGCAAGAAAGGAAAAGGATAGATGCCAAAGAAACCAAAACGTCCATGTTCTTATCCAGGATGTCCACGATTAACTGATGGTAGGTTTTGTTTAGAACATGAGAAACAAGAAAACAAAAGGTACGAACAATATGATAGAAGTCCAGAAGTAAAGAAAAGGTATGGACGAGTTTGGAAAAGAATAAGAGATAGTTATGCAAAAGAACACCCTTTATGCGAGTTGTGTTTAGAGCGTGGAATTTACAGAGCAATGGAACAGGTACACCATCGACTACCACTTGCAGAGGGTGGAACACACGATAGAAAGAATTTAATTTCACTTTGTAAATCCTGCCACGCTACGATCCATGCTGAACGAGGAGACAGATGGAGAACCAAACCTAAATATTATAGGTAGGGGGGATTCAAATCTCTAAAAAGTATGAGCTTTGCAACGGGCGTGGGCTCTTATGTGTAAAAAAAGCGAATTCAAAAGGGTATTAAAGGGAGGTGAGATTAAATGCCAACAAAATCAAACAACATTGGTGGTAGAGGCGGTGCAAGAATTGGTGCTGGAAGGAAAAAATCAGCAATAAAAGAAAAAGCACAAAATGGAAATCCAGGTGGTAGAACTTTAGAAACATTAGACATTCCAGAAATTGAAGGTGCAGAGATGCCAAAGCCACATGAGTTCTTATCTGAAAAACAACGTGATGGAAATGAACTACAAGCAAAAGAGATATATCAAGAAACTTGGGAGTGGCTTAAAAAAGTAGGCTGTGCTCAAAAAATCTCGCCACAGCTTTTGGAGAGATATTCGATGTGCAGTGCAAGATGGATTCAATGTGAAGAACTAACAAATAGGTTAGGACTTTTATCAAAACATCCAACTACTCAAAAACCAATACCATCGCCATTTATAAATATAGGTATCAATTATATGAATCAAGCAGTCAGATTATGGAATGAGATATTCCAAATAGTAAAAGAAAATTGCAGTACATCTTATGAAGATGCTGCACCACAAAATGATTTGATGGAGAGACTATTAAGAGCAAGAGAGGAGAGAAATAAATGATAGAAAAGGTTAATCCAAAGCACCCTGATAAAATTGCAGATAGAATTGCAGGTGCGATAGTTGATTTAGGATATAAGCTACAAGAAAATCCTAGAATAGCAGTTGAGGTTTTAATAGGACATGGAGTTTGCCATGTGATTGTTGAAACATCAGTAAATTATAATAAGGAAGATATTGAAAGTATCATCACAAGAATAGCTGGAGATGTTTCAAAGGATATTGTATTAGTTCCACAAGATATACATTTATCTAAAAACCAGGAGAAAGAGATTAGATGTGGAGACAACGGAATATTTAAAGGAACACCTTTAACAGACGAGCAAAAGAAACTATCAGAAATTGCTCGTTTTATTTACGAAAAATATCCAAGTGATGGTAAGTATATATTAGATAATGAAAAACTAATAATTTGTCAAAGTAATTGTAAGACTGAAGATTTAAAAGAATTGTATCAAGATGCGACAATCAATCCATTAGGTGATTGGACTGGAGGCACTGATGTTGATACAGGAGCAACAAATAGAAAACTTGGTTCTGATATGGCAGATGGAGTAACAGGTGGCGGACTTCATGGAAAGGATCTATCAAAAGCAGATGTGTCAGTTAATATTTATGCATTCTTGAAAGCTCAAGAAACTAATGAAGTTGTAAAGATATCATGTGCTATTGGTGATAAAGAAGTTGATGGAAGACCTTATGAAGAAATTGTAAACATTGCAAAAGAATATATTGAGTCAATCGGTGGATTTGAGAAATTCGCTGAATGGGGACTTTTTTAGGAGGTGTAGAAAATGTCTAAAACAACAACGGAGATGCAACTAATATCAGTTGATAAATTAGTTCCATATGTGAATAATGCTAGAACACACTCGCCAGAACAGATATTGAAACTTCGCTCTTCATTGAGAGAGTTTGGATTTGTTAATCCTATTATAATTGATAAGGATTTTAATGTAATAGCTGGTCATGGAAGATTGATGGCTGCAAAAGAAGAAGGAATAACTGAAGTACCTTGTGTATTTGCTGACTTCTTAACCGAGGCTCAAAAGAAAGCATACATTCTAGCTGATAACCGTATGGCTATGGATGCTGGATGGGATGAAGAATTATTAAAAATAGAAATAGAAGAATTACAAAATCTAGGATACGATTTAGAGTACACAGGTTTTGATGAAAAAGAGTTAGCTGACCTTTTTGGAGTAGATGAAAAAGAAGTAAAAGAAGATGAATTTGATTTAACTGCTGCCCTAGAAAAAGCAAGTTTTGTTGAAAGAGGGGATGTGTGGTTTGTAGGAAAGCATAAATTGATGTGTGGAGATGCAACATCAAGTGAAGATGTAGCAAAACTTATGGAAGATAAAAAAGCAAATTTAGTCTTAACCGACCCACCTTACAATGTAGCTTTCAAAAGTTCTGATGGATTAACAATCCAAAATGATAGTATGGACAATAATGATTTTTATGAGTTCTTATACTTATCATTTAAAAATATGGCAGATCATTTAGAAAATGGTGGTGCTGCATATGTGTTCCATGCTGACACGGAAGGTTTAAATTTTAGAAAAGCTTTTATAGATGCAGGATTTCATTTAGCAGGATGTTGCATATGGGTAAAGGATAGCCTGGTGCTAGGTCGTTCAGATTATCAATGGCAACACGAACCTGTTTTATATGGCTTTTTACAAAATGGAAAACATCCTTGGTACTCTGATAGAAAACAAACAACTATCTGGAATTTTGATAAACCTAAAAAGAACTCTAATCATCCAACTTCAAAACCATTAGATTTATTAGCTTATCCAATAAACAATTCAACTCAAGCTAATGCAATTGTTATAGATACATTTGGTGGTAGTGGTTCAACACTTATGGCTTGTGAACAAATGAATAGAATTTGTTACACAATGGAACTTGATGAAAAATATGCATCAGTTATTTTAAGAAGATATGTTGAAGATACTAATGATAGTGAAAATGTATATGTAATAAGAGATGGCGAGAAGATAATGTACAAAGATTTAGTTAAAGAAGTAGAAGTTAATAATGAATAAATGTATCAAATTTAGTGTTGAGTAATATGCATACATAACTTGATAAATATCCGTTTTAGAGTGATATATATAGTGCTAGGAGGTAAACAAGTATGATGTTTCCAAAAAAAGAAATCGTTGAAAGAATACGAAAAGAATATCCAAAAGGAGTAAGGGTTAGACTTGTAAGAATGGATGACATTCAAGCTCCACCAATTGGAACAGAAGGAACTGTAATTGGTGTAGATGATACAGCATCAATTATGGTAGCTTGGGACAATGGCAGTTCTTTAAATGTTATTTACAACGAAGACAAATGCATAAAAATATCACAAAAGTGTCCAAAGTGTGGAATTGAATATCAAGGATATCCTGCAATTTCAAGAAAGGACAATAAAACACCAATATGTCCAGATTGTGGAACGAGAGAGGCTCTTGAAACAATAGGTTTTGATAAAAAAGAACAAGAGCAGATTATCAAAGAGGTACATAGAACTCAAGAAAAATAAAACTAAATAAAATTATTTTAGAAAGCACTTCAATTATGGAGTGCTTTTTGTGTTGAAGGGAGATGAGAAATTGAGAAAGTTGAAGGACTATAAGCCAACCAAGTTTATGGCAAAGACAAGTTACTATGATGAAGATGCAGCAGACTTTGCTGTTGCCTTTATTGAGAGCCTTTGTCATACCAAAGGTACATGGGCAGGAAAACACTTTGAATTAATTGACTGGCAAGAACAAATTATCAGAGATATCTTTGGAATACTAAAACCAAATGGATATAGGCAATTCAACACAGCTTATGTTGAAATCCCTAAAAAGCAAGGAAAGTCAGAACTTGCAGCAGCAGTAGCTCTTTTATTAACCTGTGGTGATGGAGAAGAAAGAGCTGAAGTATATGGATGTGCCGCAGATAGAAACCAAGCAAAAATTGTATTTGATGTAGCAGTAGATATGGTCAAGTTCTGTCCTGCACTTTCAAGAAGAGTAAAAATATTAGAGTCACAAAAGAAACTAATATATAAACCTACAAATAGTTCATATCAAGTGTTATCAGCAGATGTTGCAAACAAACATGGTTTCAATACTCATGGAGTAATATTTGATGAATTACATACACAACCTAATAGAAAGTTATACGATGTAATGACTCAAGGTTCTGGCGATGCTAGAATGCAACCTTTGTATTTCTTAATAACAACTGCGGGAAATGATACTAATTCTATTTGTTATGAAATACATCAAAAAGCAAAAGATATTGAAAAAGGAAATAAGATTGACCCTACATTTTATTCAGTAATTTATGGAGCTGATGAAAGCGAAGATTGGACTGATCCAAAAGTATGGAGAAAGGCTAATCCATCACTTGGAATAACAGTAGCAGAAGAAAAAGTAAGAGCTGCTTGTGAATCAGCAAAACAAAATCCTGGAGAAGAAAATGCATTCAGGCAATTACGACTGAACCAGTGGGTTAAACAATCAGTACGTTGGATGCCAATGGACAAGTGGGATTTATGTGCTGGAAAAATAAGAGAAGAAGAATTAGAAGGTCGTGTATGTTATGGAGGACTAGACTTGTCATCTACAACAGATATAACGGCTTTTTCTTTAGTCTTTCCACCAAGAGATGATGAAGAAGAATATATTATTCTACCTTACTTTTGGATACCAGAAGATACTCTTGATTTAAGAGTTAAGCGAGATCATGTTCCTTATGATGTATGGCAAAGACAAGGATATCTTCAAACAACAGAAGGAAATGTTGTTCATTACGGTTATATTGAAAAGTTTATAGAAGAACTAGGAAAGAAGTTCAATATTAGAGAAATTGCATTTGATAGATGGGGAGCAGTTCAGATGGTTCAAAATTTAGAGAACATGGGATTTACTGTTGTTCCATTTGGACAGGGATTTAAAGATATGAGTCCACCAACTAAAGAATTGATGAAACTAACTCTTGAAAAGAAATTAATTCATGGAGGTCATCCAATCTTAAGATGGAATATGGATAATGTCTTTATTAAAACAGACCCTGCAGGAAACATCAAAGCAGATAAGGAAAAATCTACAGAAAAGATTGATGGAGTAGTAGCAACTATTATGGCACTTGATAGAGCAATAAGATGTGGTAGCACATTAAGTGAAAGTGTCTATGATAACAGAGGAATTTTATTCTTATAAAGGAGATGATTAAATATGGGATTATTTAGCGGCATATTTAGGTCAAGGGATGCACCTAAAGATAGAACGCCAGGAAGTAACTATAGCTTTTTTATGGGAGGATCAACAAGTGGAAAAAGAGTAAATGAACGTTCTGCTATGCAAATGACTGCAGTTTATAGCTGTGTAAGAATTTTGTCAGAGGCAGTAGCTAGTTTGCCATTGCATTTCTACGAGTATGATGAAAACGGAAGTAAAAAGAAAGCTATAGAGCATCCATTGTATTTTCTATTGCATGATGAACCTAATCCAGAGATGACGTCTTTTGTGTTTAGAGAAACACTTATGACTCATCTTTTATTATGGGGTAATGCATATGCACAAATCATAAGAAATGGAAAAGGCGAAATCATAGCATTGTATCCACTTATGCCAGATAGAATGACAGTTAATAGAGATGAAAAGGGAAAACTATACTACGAATACTTAACAAGTACAGATGATGTTCCAATCAATAAAGATGTAACAGTAAGACTTAGTGCAAGTGATGTTCTTCATATTCCTGGATTAGGATTTGATGGATTGGTTGGATATTCTCCAATTGCTATGGCTAAAAATGCTATTGGTCTTGCAATTGCTGCAGAAGAATACGGTAGCAAGTTTTATGCGAATGGTGCAGCACCTAGTGGTGTGTTAGAACATCCAGGAACATTAAAAGACCCTACCAAAGTGAGAGAGAGTTGGAATGAAACTTTTGGTGGAAGTCAAAACTCTCATAAAGTAGCGGTACTTGAAGAAGGTATGAAATATACTCCTATTTCTATTTCTCCAAATGAGGCTCAATTTTTAGAAACTCGTAAATTTCAAATAAATGAGATAGCTCGAATTTTTAGAGTCCCACCACATATGGTTGGTGACCTTGAAAAGTCGAGTTTTTCTAATATAGAGCAACAATCATTGGAGTTTGTGAAATATACTCTTGATCCTTGGGTTTCAAGATGGGAGCAAACACTTATAAGGTCGTTATTAACTAAAGAAGAAAAGAAAAAGTATTTTATTAAGTTTAATGTTGATGGCTTACTTCGTGGAGATTATCAAAGCAGAATGAGTGGATATAGCATTGGTATACAAAATGGATTCATGTCACCAAATGATGTAAGAGAACTTGAAAATCTAGATTTAATTCCAGATGAAGAAGGTGGAAATACATATATGGTAAACGGAAACATGATGCCAATCACAGAAGTAGGTGCAGCATATAGACCTAAAGGAGAGGAGGAAAAAAATGAAGAAGTTTTGGAATTGGAAGAACAAAACGATAACAAATCAGGAAACCGAGACTCAAAGTCAAGAAAGAATACTGTTCCTAAATGGAACAATAGCTGAAGAGTCATGGTTCGATGATGAAGTTACACCTTCACTATTTAAAGATGAATTAAATAGTGGAGAAGGAGACATTACCGTATGGATTAATTCTCCTGGTGGTGATTGCATTGCAGCAGCTCAAATCTACAATATGCTAATGGATTACAAAGGTAATGTAACAGTAAAGATAGATGGAATTGCAGCAAGTGCAGCATCTGTAATTGCAATGGCTGGAAACAAAGTAATCGTATCTCCAGTATCAATGATTATGATTCATAATCCTGCAACTATAGCAGCAGGAGATACAGCAGAAATGCAAAAAGCCATAGCTATGCTTGATGAAGTTAAGGAATCAATCATCAATGCATATGAAATCAAAACAGGCTTATCTAGAGCAAGGTTATCACATCTTATGGATGCTGAAACTTGGATGGATGCTAACAGTGCCATAGAACTTGGATTTGCAGATGAAATAATGCAAAGAAATGCAGAAGAAGATGAGCTTGAGGTTCCTAATGTAAGCATGACGTTTTCTCGTGCATCTGTTACTAACTCATTAATTGAGAAGATGGCAGAAAAGTGCAAAATAGCACAGAAAGAAAAAAATGAAATAGCATCAGACAGTTTATTAGAACGTCTGGAATTAATAAGAAATTGGAGGTAATAAAAAATGACTATTTTAGAATTAAGAGAAGCTAGAAATAAAGCTTGGGAAGGTGCTAAAGCCTTCGTTGAAAGTAAAAGAGATAAGGACGGACTTCTTTCAAAAGAAGATGCCGAAACTTATAACGCTATGGAAGAAAAAATAAAAAACTATAGCAAGGAAATTGAAAGAATGGAGGAAATGGAAAACATGGAAAATGAATTAAATAAACCTGTTAATAGTCCAATCGTTAATAAGCCTTTAAAAGCAGATAACGAAGTAAAAACAGGAAGAGCATCAAATGAATACAAAGATGCAATGTTAAATGCATTACGTTCAAACTTTAGACAAGTTTCAAACGTATTACAAGAAGGTGTAGATGCAGATGGTGGTTATTTAGTACCAGATGAATATGACACAAGATTAATCCAAAAATTAGAAGATAACAACATAGTTCGTGCATTAGCAACAAAGATTAAAACAAGTGGAGAACACAAAATCAATATAGCAAGTACAACACCTGCAGCAGCTTGGATTGAAGAAGGTGGAACATTAACATTTGGTGATGCTAAATTTGAACAAAAGATATTAGATGCACACAAATTACACGTAGCTGTTAAAGTTACAGAAGAATTATTATATGATAAAGCATTCGGTTTAGAGAATTTCTTGATTGATAGCTTTGGTAAAGCAATCGGAAATGCTGAAGAGAATGCGTTTTTAAATGGTACAGGAAATGGACAACCAACTGGTATCTTTGATGAAACTGCTGGTGGTACTTATATCACAACAGAGGCAACAGAAGGAGATGCAATCATTGAACTTGTATACAGCTTAAAGAGAGCTTATAGAAAAAATGCTGCATTTATCTTAAACGATAAAATGATAGCAAAAATTAGAACATACAAGGATCATAACGGTGCTTATATGTGGCAACCATCTTTAATTGCAGGAGAACCAGATAAATTACTAGGATATCCAGTATATACATCTCAATATGCACCAGAAGACTCAATCGCATTTGGTGACTTCAGTTATTACAACATTGGTGATAGAGGTGCAAGATCATTCAAACAACTTACAGAATTATTCGCTGGTAACGGAATGATTGGTTATGTTGCAAAAGAAAGAGTCGATGGAATTTTAGTACTTCCAGAGGCTGTACAAATCTTAAAAATTGAAGAAGAATAGACTTCAAAATTAAAGGAGGTAAATAGCAGTGATTGAAGAGTTATTAACTAAAGTAAAACAAAATCTTATATTAGAACATTCAGTAGATGATGAATTACTAATACAATTCATCACTGCTGCAATCTCTTATGCAGAAAGCTATCAGCATATAGAAGAAGGATACTATCAAGAAAATGCAATGTCAGAAACAACAAAACAAGCAATTATTATGCTTGTTAGTCATTTCTATGAAAGTAGAGATGGTTCAACTGGTGGTTTCTTTGCTGACAATGTAAACGCATCAAGCCAAGTATGGAACACAGTAAATCTACTATTAAGACTTAATAGAGATTGGAAGGTGTAGCATATGAGCTTTGGAAAAATGAATAAGTTTATTGAAATAAAAAGTATCCAAAATGTAAAAGATGAAGATGGATTCTCAACAAAACAGGAAATAACAGTTGCAAGAGTTAGAGGATATAGAGAGGGCAGACACGGAAGTGAAAAGTGGGCAAATAGAACTACTTTTTCTGAGGCGACTGACCTCTTTATTATTCGTACTATTCCAGGTACAAAACTTTCAACTGATATGACTATCGTATGTGATGATGAGAATTTTGAAATTACTTCAATTGAGGATGTTAAAGGTAGAAATATGTATATTGAAATTCTAGCAAAGAAGGTGATTCAAAATGGCTAAGGCTTATGTACAATTACCAGAAGACTATTTACAAAAATTATCAAAGCTTGGAAATAAGACAGATGAGATTTGTGAAAAGATGTTGAAAGCTGGAGGAGAGGTAGTTCTTTCAAAAGTAAAAAGTAATTTAAGTTCAGTAGTAGGTCATGGAACAAAATATAAATCAAGATCAACAGGAGAACTTGAAGGAGCATTAGGATTATCAGAAGTAAGGCTAGATAGAAATGGAAACTACAATATAAAAGTTGGTTTTGCTGAAACAAGAAGAGATGGAGGTAGCAATGCTAAATTAGCCAATATCATTGAATATGGAAAATCAGGTCAAGTTGCTAAACCATTTATGAAACCTGCAAAAGCATCATCAAAAGCAAGATGTATAGAAGTAATGAAATCAACATTTGATAAGGAGGTAAACAACATATGACAATATTAGCCGAACTAAATACACTTTTAAGTGATATGTCGATACAAACAGAGACAGCTAAATTAAGTGATAAAGCATTAGATGAATATGTTGTGTTAGTTCCTATATCAGATAACTTTTCTTTATTTTGTGATGATAAACCAAAGTATGAAACATCAGAAGTAAGACTATCAATATTTACAAAAGGAAACTATATGCAATTAAAAAATAGAATTGTGAATGGATTAGTAAATAACAACTTCACAATAACAGATAAACGATATGTTGAATATGAAAACGATACAGGATTTCATCATTACAACATAGACGTAGCAAAATATTATGAAATGGAGGGAATATAAATGGCTACAATAGGTTTAGATAAATTATATTATTCAAAAATTACAGAAGATGCATCTGGTTATGAAACATATGGTACACCAACTATTCTTGCAAAAGCTATATCTGCAGAATTATCTGTAGAACTAGCAGAGGCTACACTTTATGCAGATGATGTTGCAGCAGAAATTGTAAAAGAATTTAAAAGTGGTACTTTAACACTAGGTGTTGATGATATTGGAATTAATGTTGCATCAGAATTAACTGGTGCTCAAATCGATATTAACAATGTTTTAATATCAGGTGGTCAAGATGCTGGAAGTCCAGTTGCTATTGGATTTAGAGCAAAGAAATCAAATGGAAAATATAAATATTACTGGCTTTATAGAGTTAAGTTTGGAATACCTGCAGCAAGTCTTGCAACAAAAGGTGATTCAATTACATTCTCAACTCCATCTATTGAAGGTACAGTTCTTTGTAGAAACAAACCAGATACAAATGGAAAGCATCCTTGGAAAGCTGAAGTTACTGAAGGTGACACAGGCGTAGCTGATGCAACTATTACTGGTTGGTATGATTCTGTATATGAACCAACATATACAAGAAACAATACAAGATCCACATCTACAACACCAACTACTGGCGATAAATAAAATGGAGGTAAGTCATGGAAACTGAAAGAGTAAGTAAAATTAAAGTTGGTGATAAAGAGTACGAGTTAATACTAACAACTAAAGCAACAAAGGAAATAGCTGGACGATATGGTGGTTTAGAAAATTTAGGAGATAAACTAATGAAAGCTGAAAACTTTGAGATGGCTCTAGGAGAAATAGTATGGCTTATATGTCTTTTAGCAAATCAGTCAATTTTAATTCATAACTTTAAAAATAAGGATAATCAAAAAGAGTTGTTAACTGAAGAAGAAATTGAAGTATTAACAACTCCATTTGATTTAGCAGATTATAAACAAGCTATAACTGATTGTTTATATAAAGGAACAAAAAGAAATATTGAAAGTGAAGAAAATTCAAAAAACGTGGAAGTCGAGTAAGTGATGAAGAATTATTTACTCGACTTTTATATTATGGTTTAGCTCATTTAAATCTATCTTATGAAGAAGTATGGCTTATGCCTTTTGGATTATTACTAGATTTATGGGAATGCCATAGACAATTTAATGGAATAGCTAAACCAAAAAGAGAAGTCTTTATAGACGATATTATTCCAGATGGAATTTAAGGAGGTGAGTTATAATGGCAGATAATTTTGGTTTGAAAATAGGAGTTGAAGGAGAAAAAGAATTCAAGAGTGCTCTTTATAGTATCAATCAAAGCTTCAAAGTTCTAGGATCTGAAATGAAAGTGGTTGAATCACAATTCAGTAAAAATGATACTTCTATACAATCATTAACAGCTAAAAACCAAGTGCTAAATAAAGAAATAGATGCACAAAAGCAAAAAATAGAATTATTAAAAAATGCCTTAAATAACTCTTCCGAGTCTTTTGGAGAAAATGATAAAAGAACTCAAGAATGGCAGATTAGATTAAATAATGCTACTGCTGAATTAAATTCTATGGAAAAAGAGTTGAAAACCAATGAGGCTGCACTTGATAGTGCTGGAACTGAAATGGACGATGTATCTAAAAGTGCAGATAAGATGGGAAATGACATAGATGATGCAGGAAACAAAGCTGAAAATAGCAATGGCAAGTTTGAAAAGTTAGGTTCAGTCTTAAAAGGAATAGGTGCAACAATGGGAGCAGTAGCTGTTGCGGCAGGAGCTGCGGCAGTTGCTCTAGCATCTAAAGTTGTATCAGCTTATGCAGAATTTGAACAGCTTGAAGGTGGTGTTAAAACCTTATTTGGTACAGAGGCATCTTCAGTTGAAGAGTATGCAGCAAGTGTTGGTAAAAGTGTAGGAGAAGTTGAAGGAAAATATAACTCACTTCTTGCAGCACAAAAACAAGTCTTTAATGACGCCAACAATGCTTATAAAACAGCAGGGCTTTCTGCAAATGAATATATGAGTACAGTTACTTCATTTAGTGCTAGTTTAATATCATCATTAAATGGTGATACCGAGGCAGCAGCAAGAGCAGCTAATCAAGCTATAGTTGATATGTCAGATAATGCTAATAAGATGGGTACTGATATGTCTTTAATTCAAAGTGCATATCAAGGTTTCGCAAAGCAGAATTATACAATGTTGGATAACTTAAAATTAGGTTATGGTGGTACTAAAACTGAAATGGAAAGGTTATTGAAAGATGCAGAAAAAATCAGTGGTGTTAAATATGACATTTCTAATTTAAATGATGTATATAGTGCCATTCATGTTATTCAAACTGAAATGGGAATAACAGGTACAACAGCGGCAGAGGCTGAAAAAACAATATCAGGTTCAGCAAATGCTATGAAAAGTGCATTTGAAAATTTAATAACTGGATTTGGTAATGCTGATGCAGATATGCAAGTCTTGGTTAAAAACCTAGCTGACTCATTAAATACGGTTATTAAAAATATAACTCCTGTTTTAAATAATATAGTATCAGTCCTACCAACAGTTCTGGATGCTCTTTTAGGTGCAATAGGTCAAATGTTGCCAACCTTATTAGAGGCAGTCACAGAACTTTTTTCAAGTTTGCTTGAAACAATATTAAATTTAATTCCAGAGCTTATTCCAACAGTAGTTACAGCATTAACCACAATAATAGAAACATTAGTGGAAAACCTACCTTTATTGATGGATGCAATTGTTGTTATTTTCACTTCTTTGATTGAAGGAATAGGAGAGTTATTGCCTACATTAATTCCAACTGCAGTAGAGGCGATTATTACAATTGTTAATGGTTTAATTGAAAACCTACCTATGCTTTTAAATGCTGCACTTCAATTAATAATGGGATTAGCACAAGGTTTAATCACAGCACTTCCAGTTCTTATTGCAGCACTTCCTGAAATAATAAATGGTATTGTTACTTTTTTACTAAATTCAATACCACAAATAATCCAAACAGGAATAGAACTTCTTACATCATTAATTGCTGCATTGCCAGACATTATAACAACAATAGTTGAGGCAATACCACAAATAATTGATGGATTACTTAATGCATTATTGGATTCAATACCACTTATTATTCAAGCAGGTATTGATTTGCTTATTGCACTTATACAAGCACTTCCTCAAATTATAACAACCATAGTAAACGCTATACCAAAAATAATAACTGGAATAGTTAATGCTTTAATTGGAAACATCGATAAAATTATAATGGCAGGAGTTCAGTTATTTGTAGCATTGATTAAGAACTTGCCTACAATCATTGTAGAAATAGTAAAAGCAGTACCACAAATCGTATCTGCTTTAGTTAATGGATTTAAAAATGGTATAGGATCATTAGCAGAAGTAGGTAAAAATTTAATTCAAGGTTTATGGAATGGTATCAATAATGCTAAAGATTGGGTGCTAGATAAAATCAAAGGCTTTGGTAAATCAATTCTTAATGGTATTAAAAGTTTCTTTGGTATTCATTCTCCATCAAGAGTATTTAGAGATGAGATTGGTTCAAATCTTGCTTTAGGTTTAGGAGAAGGTTTCACTCAAGAAATGAATAGTGTGTCTGATATGATGGAAGATGCAATTCCTACTGATTTCAATATTGGTATGAATGCCGATGTTGATAGTATTGGAATGAATGTTGATTCATATTCAAAAGATAGTTTAGTTAGTGCTTTTCAACAAGCCCTAAATGGAATGAGCATAAAAATATCAGAAGATGTCTTTGGAGAATTGGTAATAGATAATGTAGAAAGGGCGGTGTATGGATAATGGCAGAAATAATATGGAAGAATAAATCAAGCAGAGAAATAGAAGGACTTATTATCACTAATACACCTCCAATCACAAAGCCAAAAATGAGAGTAGATAAAATTGAAATTGATGGTAGAGATGGAGACATTATAGAAAAAGTAGGATATGAAAGCTATACAAAAAATGTAGGAATAGGACTAGCTAGAAACTATGATATTAATGAAGTAATAAAATATTTCACAGGAGATGGAGAGCTAGTTTTAAGCGATGAACCAGATAAAGTGTATATTGCTAGTATATTTGATGATGTTGATTATGAAAGACTATTACAAGTTAGAAAAGCAACGGTTAAATTTCATGTTCAACCATTTAAGTATTTAAAGGATGAAAGTAAGGTTAGTTTAAATATTACTACTCAAACATCAGTGGAAGTTGAGAATCAAGGCTTAGAAGTTTCTAAGCCTATTTTTATGCTTGAAGGCTCTGGGACAGTTGAAATAGCAGTTAATGGAATAAACATATTCAAATATACATTTCCAAGTGGAGAGTCTAGAGTAACAATTGATAGTTTAAAGGAAGAGGCATACCTTGAAGGCGTTTATAAAAATAGAAATATGCTTGGAGAATTTCCTAAATTACAAGTAGGTATTAATACTATTTCTTGGACTGGAACTTTAACCAAAATAGAAATCGAACCGAAGTCGAGGTGGTTGTAATGATTAAAGTTTATGATGCAGACGAGAGATTATTTGACCACAATGGATTAAAGATATTACATCCAAATAAAGCAGAAGTCTTTATAGAAGATAATGGCGACTACTATATAACTATTGAGTCATCAATCGAGGACTTACCATACCTTCAAGAAGGAATGATAGTAAGAGCAAAAACTAGATGGGGAGAGCAAGGATTTAGATTAACTAATCCTGAAAAGAAAAATACAAAGATTTCTGTTAAAGGATATCATCTTTGGAAAGACTCTCAAAACTATGTGATTGTTGATTCAAATGTAGTTGATAAAGATTGCAACGATGCGTTGGATCATTTAAATAGTGCTTGTGATGTTGGAACACCATTCACAACAATATCAGATATTACAAGGATTAACTCTACTAGAGTTATTAGAAAAAGTTTAGAAGAGGCAATTGCAATCGTTGTTGAAAAATGGGGTGGACACTTATATAGAGACAATTGGGTTATTGGAGTAAAAGATACGATAGGAGCAGATAGAGGCATTGTAATTAAATATGGAAAGAACTCAAAAGATATAGAAGTCAAAGAAAACTGGGACAATGTTGTAACCAAAATACTCCCAGTTGGTTATGATGGAATAACTTTGCCAGAAGTTTATCTTGAGGCAGCAATGCAATATTCAATTCCTTATACAAAAGTTATTAAATTTGACCAGGATATAAACCAAGATGATTACAAAGATGAAGATGGAAACCTAAAAGAGGATGAGTATAGAGAAGCATTAATATCTGATTTAAGAACTCAAGCAATAGCGTATCTTGAGGAAAATCAGTACTTCAAATGCAATTATAAAGTAAAAGCTCATATAGAAGGTGTTGTAGATTTAGGAGATGTAATCGTAGTAGAACATGAAAAGCTTGGAATAAAAATAACAACAAATGTAATCTCATTAAAATATGATTGTATTCGAGATAAATACACAGAGATAGAGTTTGGTAACTTTAAGACTCAATTAAAGGATCTTGTTAAAGCCATAAAAGGAGATACAAAGGAACAAATAACATCAGCAAATGAAGTTGTAAGAGTAACTTTAGAAAATGAACTAAATGAGGCAACCTCTAAAATATGGGGTAAGCTTGGAAACAGCTATGTTATTTATGAAGGTGATAGGATTTTAGTTGTTGACAGTTTGCCAAAAGAAACAGCTACAAATGTAATGATGATAAATGCTCAAGGTATAGGTTTTTCAAACAATGGTATTGATGGAAATTTTAATTCTGCATGGCTTATTGATGGAACATTGGATATGCAAAATATCAATGTTATTAATATGACAGCAAACCAAGTAAAAGGTGGTACTTTCAAAGTTGGTGCAAGAATTAACGAGGCAGGTAGAATTGAAATCTATGACATTTCAAATAGATTAATAGGAACATTTGATGAAAACGGAATATGCATTTATGGACTTGATGGAAGTAGAGTTGTAATTAATCCAGAAGAATTTACAGGTTACGACCATACAGGTGCAAGAGTATTCTGGATGAATGGTGATGAGTTCCATATGAAGAAATCAGTAATAGAAGAAGAAATAACATTGTGTGGTCTAGCAAGATGGCTAGGAATAGAAACTACAGATAATACAGGAATTGGTATAGTTCCATTAACATAGGAGGTGAGTAGATGGCAAGTAGTGGTTCATTCAATACAAGTGCATATAGTGTAAGATATTTAGTATTTAGTTGGAGCATAGCATCACAGGATATTGCAAATAATAGGACAACAATAAACTGGTCATTAAAGGGTGCTGGTGGTTCAACTACATCTTGGTATAAAGCAGGTAACTTTAAAGTAGTTATAAATGGAAGTACAGTATATGAAACAGGACAAGATGATAGAATTACTCTTTATGGTGATACGGTTGTTGCAACAGGACAAGCGACAATAGGACATAACTCTGATGGTACGAAATCTTTTAGTGCGAGTGCTGAGGCTGGTATTTATACTTATGCAAGAAATGTCAGTGGTAGTGGTTCGTGGTCTTTAACGAGTATACCAAGACAGGCTAACTTGACATCAGCACCTGACTTTAATGATGAACAAAATCCATCGATAGGTTATTCAAATCCTGCAGGGAATAGTGTATCTAACTTGGATGCTTGTATCTCACTAACAGGATCAAGAGATGATATTGCATATAGAGGTATTTCTAAAACTGGCTCGTCTTATACATTTAATTTAACAGAGACTGAAAGGAATGTTTTAAGAAATGCCTGCACAACAAGTAATAGTAGAAGTGTTATTTTTTATGTTAGAACGATAATAGGTGGAAACACATTCTATTCAACAATAACAAAGACACTTTCGATAATTAATGGGAATCCAACCTTTTCATCAAGTAATGTTTCATATAAGGATAACAATAGTACAACAACAGCAGTTACAGGAAATAATCAGCATATGGTTCAGAGTTTATCAAAGTTATTAGTTACAATAACAAGTGCAACCGCAAAGAAAGGTGCAAGTATTACTAAATATGATGCAACAATAAATAATGTGACTAAAAGCATAACCAGTGCAGGTAATATCGACTTTGGAACAATTAATTCATCTAGCAATTTAACATTGTCCGTAAAAGTAACAGATAGTAGAGGTAATACAACTACAGCTACTAAAACTGTTACTTTTTTAGCATGGTCGTTGCCTACTGCTGTAATATCTTTGAAAAGAAAAAATAACTATGAAAATGAAACGTATTTAAAAGTAAATGCATCTTATTCAAGCGTTAATTCTAAAAATACGCTTACAATTAAATATCAATTTAAGAAAACAACGGATAGTTCTTACTCATCATTAATTACAATAAATAATAATACTCAAATAACAATATCAAAAGATAAGAACTATGCGTGGGATTTCAAGATAGTATTAACTGATGCTTTTGGAACAACAACTTATAATTTAACATTAGCAAAAGGAAAATTTATTTTATTTGTTGATACTAAAAAACTATCAGTTGGAGTCAATTGCTTTCCATCGAATAGTGAATCATTAGAAGTTAATGGATGCCAAGTATTAGAGTATGATGTTATTTCAAGTTGGTAGGAGGTATCTATGAGTAAAGCTATTCAATTAAAAAATAGGTCTGGAGAAAAAATATATCCTTGTCCTTATTATCCAGTTGGAAGTATTTATTTATCTGTTAATAGCACAAATCCAAGTACTATATTTGGCGGATCATGGGAGCAAATAAAAGATAGATTTCTACTAGCCTGTGGGAGTACATATTCTAATGGAAGTACTGGTGGAGAAAGTACTCATAAATTAACCATTGATGAAATGCCTTCTCATAATCATGGAGTTGGTTCTAGAGATCCAAGTGCTCATTTATCTCCTAGTGGTAGTGCAATTGGTGCAGAATATCTTGGAAACTATACATATAGTTCGTTTTCAACTTCATACACAGGTGGAAGTAAAGCTCATAATAATATGCCACCTTATTTAGCAGTTTATGTGTGGAAGAGGGTGTCATAGATGAGTAAGGGAATAAGATTTAAAAATAAAAATAAT